ACCATATGCCTCAGGCAGAACTGCTACACCACTCAAGTCGGTGCTGGTAATACCAGTCATGGTGCCAACATTGAGGATGCTGGTCGTAACCGCAGCCAACGGTGCACCGAAGTTCACCCTGGTTTCGCCATTGTAGTTCACATCAGCACTGTATGCCATCGCGGGCACATACATGTTGATGCGACGAGGGAAATTAGTCGCATTAGCCATCAAGTTGGGCATTACTCAATTCCTCCTTCCAGTATTGCAGTCAATCCACCTGTGCTATTCGCACGTGGCCGATTGAATTGCTTACGCTCAACGATCTCCTTGGGAGTAAGCGCCAAGTCACTTGGCACTTCCTCACCTGAGTTCATATCCACAAGTCGTGGTTGCTCTAGCACACCGATCCTACGCAACTGCTCTTCATCATCCGCAGCCACGAACAGGCTATGACCTTGTGGAAAATAGATCATGTAACCATCCTCAAACTCCTCCTTCTTAGGAACAAGTTTGCGTGTGATCACTTCCTTATTTCCCAATGGTCCAACCTTACGCACATCCTCCTCGATGTGTATGACCATGCGCCAGTGTTTACCAACGATCTTCTCAGCCTGGAACGCAGGCTTGTAATCAATCGGTGGCATTACTTCTTATCCCTCTTATCATCCAGCTTGCTATCAGTTGGCTTCTCACGTGCTTCACTTGGACGCGGTGTTCCTTCTGGCAACTTATCAGGTGCACGTGTCGCACCACCTTCAGGTGGCGCTTCAACAGGTGGCAACACCACATTCACATCTGGTCCATAACTCGTAGCATTTGGATAAGCCTTCAACACTTGTTGATGCTCAACGCTACCAGCTTCGACTTCGGTTTGGCCGGGTTTGGTTTCTTCTTCACCCGCGTTCTTAAACTCGGACATGATTTGCTCCTAGTTGGTCAGCACAGCATGAGTTCTAAAGGCACGCCACATGCACCACTGTCCTTGCCACAGGACACGACTACCCACGGCATCAACATTCCATGGAGCAACCAGTTCCTTCACCTTCATGTTCACACCACGCAGCATGTGCAGACGCAGATACGTATCGTTGATGAAGTAGGCATAGTTGACCGGACAGTCCTCATCATACATCATGGGTATGCCATTATGCATGACACCTTCGAAGCCAAGGTCGAACATGCGCTTGCCCGCCTTACCCTCACTGAGCGGAATGGTCATCTTGTCACGCACTGCTTGGCGATACATGCGATAGATGTTACGTCCACACAGAATGATGCTAGGCCGATCACCTTTCAGCGTAAGGTCCATCAGCACGTCATCGAATACCTCCTCGATGTTCGTGCTATCCATACCACCGCTAAAGTTGTAAGCAGATGTCCGCCACTGAGGCTGAGTAGCGCGGTTGATACCGCCAAGAGTTCCCACGAGGGGATTGGTTGGGATAAGGCTTCCCAGACCAAGTGGATCAGTGCCGCCACCAACAGCATACAGATACTGACTGAACTTATCCTTGATACTCTCCTCAAGGACATTCATCTTCTCCTTCATCAGCTTGAAGATAGCGGCGGCACCATTGTTCTCATCTTGTTCCTGATCAGAGATGATAACGGTTCCCGCCACACGACTATATCCGTATTCAACCGTATCGAACTCATCTGTTTGGTTGACGGGAAGTGGAGAATAGTAGCTGTAGCTGGTAATGTTCGGGTTACGGCCGACCGTGAGCGGATTGGTAATGTTATAACCACCATCCTCATACTCCACGCGATCATTCGCAAACACCCACGCCATCAACGCATTCGACTTGATCGAAGCCATGACCAGCTTGCGTCTACTCTTAGTCAACGTGCTGTGCAGAACATCTGCGACAGCGGGGATAATGGTTCCAACAGGCATAGCCTACCTCATCAGTTTAAGTTAACACCATGTTCTTGCATCGACTGCCTGATTATATCAGCCCAGGACGCATTCTCGTTATGTTGTGTGACCGCACCATTACCTACTGGCGTGGTCTGCTGTTGCACACTGCGACCACCTGGTAGTGGACGTGTTGGTGCTGGTTGCTGCTGCTGTTGAGGAGGCTGCTGCCGTTGCGCAGCGATTTGCTGCTTCAACGGTTGTGTCCAATCCAATTGATTACTGTGTGCCCATCTAATCATCTTAGTATAGGCATTCTGGAGGGACAATCCTGGCTGAGCCTGCAACATTTCAGCCAGAACGTCAAGGTTCGAATGCGCATCTTCGTTATCACCGAGGAACGCATCGAGATCGGCCTGCGCTCGCTGCTGTGCCTCTTGCTGAGCACGAGCCTGCTCACGTTGTTCCGTGATAGGCATCATCTTGTTATCAATCATACGCTGAATAGCACTCATATCAATGCCAGGACTAATACCTTGCTCCAAGAATGGTATCGGATAACCCTTACCCTTCACCTCCGCGACCAGCGTCTCCAGTGTTTTCACTGGATCACGCATGAACTCACTCATGATCCTGATCGCAACCACTTGGTCTTGCGGTGCGACATTCAATCGCGCGGCTTCCTGCAATACCTCATTGTTGCCACTGGCCTGACGCTGTGCGGCCTGCAATTGCTGCTTTAGCGAATTGTTCTCACGCGCATGTCGTTGGCCTTCCTCATACACACGCCGCTCAATACCACCTTGCGCAACAACGCGACCGGTAATCGGATCAACCAGATCACGCGTGTTTGGGTTCTGTTGATTAGGAACCTCAACCAAACCATCATGGCGACGACGCACCTGTGGTTGCGCACCTTGCGTTGGCGGTGCACTACTCGTGCCGCCACCTTCTTGCCCTTGCTGACCGCCCTGTTGCGTAGTGCCTACATCAACACCTGCATCAGTGGATGTATCACCATCATCATGGATGTCTGGTATACCATCGAGAATACCGTCTTCTGTCGATCCGCTCATTCGTATTCCCCTGCTTGCTGTTCATGCAGCGATTGTGCATATGCATCTGCGTTGTCTGGCGTATCGAATATGCCTAGGTGCTTGCCTGTTTGCTGATAGTACTTGATTGCTTGATCAACTGGCACGATGCCTCTACCTTCGATCACCGTGGGTATCAGCACATTCTGTCCCTTATCGTCCTCGAATGACGCACTACGCACGGTGGAATAACTACCATCCGCATTCTGCACCTTAGGACGCTGGTGGATGTTGATATTCCCAGGTGCAACCAATCCAGGCGCATTGCCAGCCTGACCAACATCGAACATTGATCCAGCACCTACACCGGGCGGTGTCATGCCTTTAGCTTCCATCACCTGTCGAATGATATCATCGAATGACCCTGCCATCATCCCACGGCCCCTTGCTGTGTGCTGCCTTGTGATTGCAGCATCTGTCTGAATATCTCGGCTGGTGGAACACCTTGCTGTAGTGCACTACCTATGGCTTGTAATACAGGCGGTGGTAGCTGCTGCAATGCCTGAACAACCTGCGCCGCAACTTGCATACCACCACCTGCTTGTGGTGCACCGGGTGGTGAAGTGGACGCCGATCCATCACCGCCAACAGGAGGTTGCCCAGGTGCACTACCTTGTCCTGGCGCTCCACCTTGTTGTGATGTCGCCATCATCTGCACTTCAGCAGCTATGCTCTCCCAGTCCTCTTTGCTAACCACGAAGTTATCGAACGCTTCACTCATCATCTTGAGTGAAACCTTCAATGCACTGGCAGGCGCGGCACGCACATACTGGGCCATGACCTGACCAATCTGCACGGCTTCTTGCTTCTTCTGTTGTGTGGTCAACTTCTGGGTTGATCCACCAACCACCTGAACAGAAAATGCAGCAAAATCACGTAGATTATCCAGAGGACGCCAAAACTCAGTAACGTCCAGGCCAGTAAGTTCATTAACTGTTTGAGGGTCCATGAACTTGAGGCACATCTGCGCCAACTTCCATCCAACATCACCAAGTGCATCCTCAATCGCATCCAGGCGCATGTCCATACGCATGTTGCCTTGCGTGCTATAGTAGTCGATGGCCTTATTCGTCGTATTGGTCTTAAATTCACCACCACGTTCTACTTCATTCGTCGCGGCGATGCGGTCCACGCTCTGATACAGGTCCTTCTTGTCAAACAACGGCGCAAACGCTGTGCTAGGCGGGGGAATGCTAAAGATAATCTCCTCATGCTTCACACCTTCGGGAATCTTGATTGGTGTAGCGGTTCCATCTGGTCCCTTGAGTATGCGATCAGCAATCTCCTGTGTAATACCGGACTCGGGATTGTAGAAGATATTGCGTCTTGCCCATAGCAGCGCCCTTCTCTTCTCGTCATTGATCTCATTGATCTGATCTTGCTGGTCGAGGTAATAACTCACCTCGCCCTTGGCATACATAGCCACAGGATTTTCATGGAACCACAACTTGCTGAATGGGAAGAAGCCTTGCAGTCCATACGGATCATCCCATACCCATATGGGCCATTTCCAATCATTATCCGCATACATCTCTAGTCTACGCGTTACACGATCCCACACATACCAAACCTTGGTCATGCATGCTTTATCAAACTGATCAGCAGTATCAAATCCATATGCGCTATACGCATTGTCCTTCTTGGTGAATAAACTAAATTCCTTGTCGTCACCAGGACCACCGCCACCAGTCAATACGTGTGACGGCTCGAATATGCTCCTCACCTCATCCTTATCATCCACCTTCTCACCATATATCGCATTGATATACTCCGTAGGCAGCATATCCTCGACCATCATCCAGTTGGCATCATTGCCAGCGGGATCACTGCTATTCGGATCAACCAATACCTGATGTGGCAACCGGATACGCACATACGGCCCACTCGGTTGCAGAAACTCAATTTTCTCCTCTAATGCAACCAGTGCCGACTCAACTTCGCGAATTTCCTTATCATCCTTCGCTTGTGCCAGTTTATCAGATAACGCTTGTAGATCAGCAGCAGCTTGCTCACTGCTCTTGTCCTTCTGTGTATAACCAACCTCAAACCATGCACAATTGGTCAGCAATGCAATAATCACATTGCGTTTAGCCTTAGGCTTGATGTTCACTCCAGGTGCATACTTCATCCTGAACAGTGCATCGACCAGCTTCTCCACCGCACGCGCGAACGCATCGCCCTTCTCATCCGCAAGCGCATCAGCACTTGGTCTGGCCGTTACCGATACAATTGGGTTCTTCGCATACAACTCAGGAAGTTGTGCATTCACATTGGAATACACAATGTTCTCGGTTGACGAGAAGCGTTCATTCAACCGCCTTGCGACATGACGATTACCAGCCACGTTAGCGTCGGTGCCATCACGATGATCAGACTGATCATGGTTATAATAGCGAATAGCCTCATCCCATGCATCGATCAGGTCCTTCATGCCCTTCTGGCCTGTATCACGCCGACTGCGCCACACACCACCACGCTTACTACTCACGGGTATGCGCGAGTCAGGCATTGCCTTGTAAACAGCAGGCGGTTCTGCTTCAGCAGGCAGACCAACGTCAGCTTGGACAAGCGATTGCTCAAGTGGATCAACACCCGTATCGAGTTCAAGCGATGGATCGTCTTGTTCGAAACTACCGCTCATCTCAACACCCCAAGTGGACGAACACCACCAAGCAGCAAGCTAAGCAATATGATCAACAGGATCACGGCAAGTATGACTTGTGCGATCACCGCGAATGGTGGTGGCAATGGTATGAGCGTGATGATATACCAGACCAAGCCAAACACGATGACGAGGATAAGTAATGATACGAGCAGGTCGATCATCGTGTGCGTCTCCTACTGTAGCCAGGGGAACTTGGCGTAGTCCAGAGCTTCAATCGTTCGGTTTCCAACATGTCGCGTTGCAACCGCAAACTCTCCAGTTGATACAACTTCTGATCAAGGTCACGTTGCTGCGTCACGACTATCGCCTCTCGACTAATGCATGCCGATAACGGTAGCAACACGAGAAGCAACAATCTCATTTGTGTCTTGCCTTCGGACCACGTTGCTGAGCCCGCTCAATCTCATGCCACGCCATCCATGCAGGCACAGCATCTGGTTTGCCAGTGTAGCGTGCCAACCGTGGCCGGTTGCTCATTGCATACTTCCACATGTCCATGGCATGGTCATTACGATCAACGGGCTTATCGGTTGTCTCGTCACTACCATCACGTTGGAAGTAATACTCGGTGATCTCATCAATAAACCACTGACACGAATCACTCACGTAGAAGTGAGGAGCCTGATGCAATCCATTGATTGGATTTTCATGCAGCGGCAACGGTGTCAGGTATTGCCAATTCTTACTAATGCCCGCATTGATATCATTGTTGCCACGTTGCATCCTGATGCCCTCCTCCGAGAACATGTTCGCGACTGTCTCACCAACCGTGCGCGCGTTGCCTGCCTTACGCCTGAACACATCGGGATCGGCATACACCGCATCCAACTCATTGTCCTCAATGCGATACTCAGCACGTGTCGTGGCAATCAGCTTGGCAGCAGCCGCGATTGGAAACTCAGCAATGCGAAATCCATCCAACAGGATCACGTTCGCGTCATCATCCACCATGAACAAGCCATAGCAACTATGCCTGGACAAACCGTGGTCATAACCTTCTATGAATGTGGGTTGATAACCCATCATCCGCATCTGCTTCAGATATAGCTTGACATCATCATGCTTGAGCGTATGCACACTCTCATCGAATTGCGGATAGATCAATCCACTCAGAGCACCCCATTTACCATACACGAAACGATCGCGCATACTACCTGTGTAGGTGGAAAGCATTCCACGAATATAATCTTCCCCTACATTCTCCACGTTCTCATAGGTTGTTCCTTCGAACAACTCGATCAGCGGTATAGGTTTGCCATCAACCAACAATGGTTGACCATTTGCATCGACTTCGCACAGCAACTTGGGACTTACCAACCCACGCTCGATGAAATCGTGTAGTGGCTTCACGATTTCGCGATAACACCAATTCCTGGTCGGGTTGAGTGTGGCCATGAACCAACGTGGTCCAACACGTGGCATATCTGGCTCATCACCAATATATTCGGTATTACCACGCAACCGGCCCATCAAATCCATGAAATCCTTATGGCTAAACTCAGGATCTTCTAACTGGTCTACAACGATCCAATCGTATGTTGCGGATAGCAAGTTCGACTTGGAGTCCTCCGTCTGCTTGCCTTGTTGCGCTACATACCTGAAATTTATTGTGCTGCCATTCTTCAGCAACAACGTGTTTTCGTCCCGGCTCGGCATACGCTTGATCCAGGACGTTGGACACCATTGCAAGAATTCTCGCCTTATAGTGTCGTTCAGCTTCGGATATGTCGAGCGTGCAATTAGGCCATTGCATCCTGGGTAATCTTTGCATAGCTTCAGTGCCTTGATACATGTCGCGGCGGTCTTGCCATTACCAAATCCACCACCGATGAATTGGACTTTCTTCCTCGACTGATGAAAGCGGTCATGCATACCGCCTTCTACGATCTTATATCGTTTGCTCACACAGGCACCTCATCACCTAACCAAATACCCAATACCTGCGCACAGGCAACTGCATCCGCATTATCCAAACCATGCGCACCTGGATCGAACACAACGTCTTGCGTAGAACGAACGTGTGCATAGTATAACAATGGATCACCCTTAGCAGGCACCTGCACCACATTGCCATTAAGGTCGGTGTAGCTGGTCGCGGCACTACCAGGACGGCCATACCACACGTCAGGCGGTGGCGTGCCGATTGGCGCGTTGGGATCAGGATACACGATATTACCAGTCGCATCGCGCGGATCACCGAGCGCGTTCTGTGCGTTGCCACCTTCTGCTTCACGTAACGCGCGTAGTCCACTGATACCGGTGCCGAGCGACGTGACTGGGAAGCTGAGCCGGAAGTCGGTCATGTTGTCACCTGTTGCATCTCGGCGTCGGACAGCGCGCGGTTCCAATAGTTCACGCGGCGGATGTAGCCTCCGAACGCGGTAGACATCGACCATGGATCATTGCCAATGGCCATTCGTAACGCACCGGGCTGTCCAGCAGATGTTATCGCGGCGTTGGCGATACCCCCACCATTATTACAACACTTGGCTAATGCGCTGGAAACAATAACTCCACATGTCTTATTCACGGCGTTGGCTATAAGCGGTGAGCCAATTGCTGTTTGCATATGGACAAACGCGGAGTTACTGAAATAACTGGTATTTGGGCCAAAGGCATTGTCGGATATGCCTCCATACGTGTTGTTTACCACGAGAGGGTTCAGTTCAAATAACAAAGAGGATGATGTGCCGCTGAACCAACTGACATTGGTCGGTATCTGACACACATCTATCGCCCGCGTCACGCTGACACTCGTCGTCGGGATGTAGCTGGTCGGGAACGCGCCTTGTTCCAGGTGAGCGCCAAAGATCAATAACCCGTTCGCGGGGTTGCCCGCGTAACTAGGTAGCCAGCCAGCGTTCCCCGTGTTAGCCGGATTAAAAATAACTCGGTTCATACCCGCGTTTATTGATCCCGTGATAGCGCATCGGTAGGTGCCTCCCCCAATGGGTTGAATACTCGCTGTTCCCAATGTCGCGGCACCACGTCCGGAAAGCGCTCCCGACACTGTTCCGGTTTGCAAATCAAACGTCGCGAACAGGCCATTCGCGGCGCTGTCGTCAAGACTCAGTTGTAGATAGCGATTCTGCTGCGCGCGCGCATACAAGGAAAGCGCGACCGTGGTTGACGCGGGAAGCGCCGTGAATGTTGTCAGCAAATAAAAGCTGTTGGTGGTAGCGGTTTCGGCGAGTCGCGTGAATGTCGCCGTGCCATCCGGCGCGCCGGACTGATTTGGCGTGAGCGTCACATTCCCTTGCGACCACACGGCATTTGTAAACACCGAACTCCACAGCAGGGTATTCGTCCGCTGTTCCTCGATCAGCAGCCCACGCAACACACCGCCCGCGTAATCCCATCGCGGCGCGTTGGTCGCCGCCGTCTGCACGACACCGCTCGCATCCGTGTATGTGGCACTGCTCGCGCGCGTGAACGTGATGCGGCTGTCGAGCGTGTCGGGTTGCATGAAGTCAAGTGATAACGTCATACCACTTAGCAATGACGTGCCATGCCGACCACTTAATCCTGGCCTACCAATTCGACCAACAGCACCAGCACCAGCAAACATTATGCCATACACTCGGTAATGTTGAGAATACCACCAGCAGCAACCTGTATAACAGCTACCTTCTCACCAGGAGCAACCCAGAAGTACTCAGGTGTCGATGCGGTGATCAACATGCCCGCACCAGCGACAGCGGTAGGATTCGCACCGAATGCAACATAACAATCACTGGTCGCGACCAACCGCACATGGCTCGTGTTGTTCGGTACCAACACAGGTGCGCCAAACGATGTACTTGCCGTGCTATATGCACCAACTGGTCCTGTGCTAAACGCGAGACTTTGCAAACTACCAGCACCAATCACTACATTCTGTGATAATGCGGGTCGAGCAGCTTGTACTTCATAGCCATGCTGGTCAC